CGAGATATCCGGAAGTGTTTGCGTTGACGTTGAACAGGTTGTTCGCCGTGGCAAATCCGATGTGGATCGGGACCGTGCCGCCCGCGTTACCCGATGACTGGATGGCCAGACGACGCAGACGATAGCCCGGATTCACCGTGGTGTTGCCGAAGTTCGGTGCGTTGCCACCCACGGTACACAAGTTCAATACATCGTAGTTGGTAGCCGATGCCCAGCCGAAACCTACGGGTACGATGGCCTCGAAGTAGACCACGAAGGTATTACCCGCCTTCGTGTCATACGGGGCCACCGATTCATACGAACTCGGCGGGGTTGCGCCCTGCAACTGCTTCTGCGGCAGCGACCGGAAGGTGCTGGAGAAGATTTGGTTAATGCCTGTAGTAAGTGCCATGACTCATTCTCCTTAGGGGTTAGCCGTCGTGGCAACTTCGTAACGCCACAGCCAGTCGTTGGATGTGACCATACATAGGTCATACCACGAGGCTACGATGTCCGTAAAGTTGTTGTTCGGGTCGTATTTATCGGGCTGGTCGAGGATCGAGATAGAGAAGTTGCCTTCACCCGACGAACCACCACCCGCGAGCTTGACCGAGGTCAGCGCACCTTTGCCCATGATGAAGATGGGGTACACGTCCGCCGTACCGGCTGTACCACCCGAGTTTAACATCGACGTGGTAGCCGCACCCGCGCCCGGATAGAACAGGGCTTCGGGAGTCGTGAAGAAGCGGATGTTCTGCCACGCACCGAATTCATGCGGCGAACGGGCCTTACCAGGATAGTCAGCCACACGCTGGAATCCAGGAAGTGCGCGGATATCCGGCTGCAGATTGGTGTGGCAGAAGGCAAAAACCGAGGACTCGACAGGACTGGTACCTTGTTTGTCCGAGCCACCCATTGCATCGGTGAACATGAAGGCTTTGGCGGCCATCAGGTTGCGGACGATGATCTGGAGGCGACCGGCAGTCAGCGGGCCATTGACCTGCGCGCGGGAAGTAACGGCCGAGGAGTTGTACAGTACGTTCGTGCCCGTTGCGGCCGCGTTGAAGCGGATACGCTCACGGGTAGAGACGATCAACTGTTTCAGGCGTTCCTTGGAACCCTGCACCGAATCCCACGGACCCAGATCGTCTTCGTAACGGGAGACCTGGAGAAGTTCCGTGTAGCGGTACATCGTACCCGTGAAGTCTTCCGGGACGATGGCTCGGGCGGTTTTCTGCGTGCCTTCAGGAGCAGGCGTCGTGTCAACCGAAGGCGTCAGCCAGCGGCGCATCACGATCGCGTTTCCCATGTTCTTCTTTAGCGTGCGCTCATCGGTCGCAAGACTGATGGTTTCGTAAGCGGGTGCTGTTTCCAGTACGTCCTTTTCGGCAACATACTGGATCGCAGTAGCCCCTTGGGGATACTGTGCATAAGTCTTCATCATGGCGGCGTTTCCTTAAATACGCTGCCCGGCCTGATAAGTTTTAAGGTAACGATCCAGAATCGCCTTTCTGTCGGCGTCAGCATCATTACGGTTTTCAAAGGGGTTGTTAGAGGGTTCCGATCCTGACCGCGATGGCCGGGGCGAAGTATCACGCAGGGCTTCGGCTCTCCGTTGCGAAAGCTCATCCGTTCCCTGTTGGGACTGGGCGGCTTCCACGTCACGCTTGAAGTGACTTAACACGTAATCAATGGCTTGGACGTCCATGGAACTGGTCATCTGGTCGTAATTGCGTTGCATCAGGGTCGGGAGTGAATCCTTCCAAGCCTGGAACCAGGGGTGCCACTTGCGTCGTCCATCGTCTGGAATTAAGTTGCCGTCGTCATCTTCCCATCCGGCAATCTTCATCCATTCGGGATGCTTCTCGCTCAATTGGGTCATGATTTCACGACCTTTGGCTTTAAGCTCCCGCGCATCAAGCTCTCCAAGTCGCGACTCAATCTGCTGAACCTTTTCGTTCAGCGGATTGGCGGAGTCGGAAAACCTCGAAACTAAATTATCCATCAATGCCTGAAAGCCCGTGCGCACACCATCGGCGTCTTCCGGGTAACGGCTTTCAAACAGCTTCCACTTTTCGCTCTTTAGCAGATCATTGATATCGGTCTGCGTTTGTACTTTCTGTTCTTGATTCTGCGGCTGTTGCAGCCGGGCGCGCAGCGTCTCGACTTCACGCTGCACGCCCGGCAACCGACCGGCTACGGCGGCGTAATCGCCTTTGTAGCGGTCACGCTCTTTCTGGAGCGCATTGATTTGTTCCTGGATTTTCGGGTCGAGCTTCGAGAATCCTTCAAAGGGTTCTGGCTTGGGCGCGAACTTGCCTTTTTCGTCTCGCGCACGGGTATCAGCTTGTACGTCAGTAGGAGTTTCTGGAGCTTGGTCAGGCTTGCTATCGACCTTTTCAGGTCTTTCAGCAGACTCGCCCGGCTTCCTTCCTTCACTGAAATCCTTCCCGAAGTCACGCAAGACGCGTTCGCGTTCGCCAAGTTCGGTATTCTCGATTTGGTCAGCCATATCGTGGATATTGCCTTGTCATTGTCCTGTTGGCAAGCTCAATCAATGCGTTTTCTTGCTGATTGTCCCATCCGCATCAAATCTTCACACATTCGCATGCGCCCTTCCATGACGGAACGGGCTTCATCCTCTGGCGTTACCAGCATGGAAAGCGCAATGACGTACTTGTTCCAGCCAAGCCACCGCTCCACGGCAGCCCATTCCTTCAGATGAAACGGCATTTCAGCCTCGGCGGCAGCCATCTCACGTTTGGCAAGCTCTTTACTCGGCACTTCCATCATCCGACTCCGGTTGGTTCATTTGTTGTTGAGCGGTTTTGGCGTCAATCTGCTTGTGTTTATCAGCCTGTTTCAGTGTTGCAGCGGTTTTTGCGGCATCGATATGAAGTTTGGCCGAGGTCCGTGCATTGTCGGCCACTTCCGAATGCAGATTTTGCTTGATATCCAAGGCTCCAAGGAACCGCTTGGTTTCGTTGTCCATCGCGGCTTTCTGGAGAACCTGCATGAACTGCGTGAGATTAGTCTTGTTCTGCTGCGCGAAACCGATCAATGCCGTTTCCTTCTGGGCCTGAGCCACCAGAACCTTGGTCATGTTGGCCTCGTGAGCAGACTGAGCCTGGAGCTGATCTGCTTGCATCTGGCGTTGAATCTCGGCCATGCGTTCTTCGTGCGCCCACTGCACTTCCTGAGCTTTCAACTGGCCATCGGACTGACCTTGTTGGGCTTTGAGCTGCAATTCCTGCTGCTGCACTTGGACCTTTGCCATCTCCGCCTGAGACTTCGGATCGGCCTGCTGGGCTTGCTGAATCTGCTGCTGGTTCTGCATACCCTGTTGCTTATTGAACAGGATCACATCCCGGTTAGGGATATCCAGCATCCGCATGTAAGCGGCAAGAATCTCGTATTGGTCGGTAAATCCGGCAAATTGAGGCTGTGCCGTGACTCCCATAGCAACTTGCAAATACTGAATCTGCAAATCCTTGGCGACCAAGGTGGTACTGGCAATGCCCTTGACGTCGAAATCACCCTTGATGCTTTGATCCGGGTTAAATTGCAGATTCCATTGCATCCACCGGTCGCCGGCAGGCTTGAACCAGGTATCATCGGCTCGCGCAGCGATCATCCGCTGGAAGACAGTACGTAGATTGATCTGCTGGAGCATTCCGGAGGCTGGAATATCCTCGGAATTGATGTCGCCTTGAGTGATTTGATCCAACAGAATGTCGTCGTCTAACCAGTCTTCGGCTTTGGCAAGCAATTCGAGGTTCTGGTCGAGGTAGGAAGGTACGTTAAAGGAGAAAATAGCGTCCTGCACGCTCCCATCGCCTTCCACCTGCACCATTTTTGAGCCCATGATGCGCCATGTGTCGTCCATGGGTGCTACATCGCCCTTGCGGATAGCCGTGATCGGTCCACTGGAGGCCGTTTGGTTGAGCAACGCCTGATCCATGGCACCTTGCGCGATGAAATTGGCTCCATCACCCATCTGCGGGATGCCGTAGCCGAAAATCGTGTCGTCGCAAGGGAATGGCGTGAAGTTGTAGTACGGAACCCGCCAGTCGCACTCCATGGGCGATAGTTTCCACTTGATCGCAAGCCCGTTGCAGAACCAGAACTCGATCAAGGGGAGGGTATTTTTGTCAGGCCACGGGATACCCATGCAAGATTCAAGGTCTTCCACGTCAATCAGGCCGTGCATCTCCACCACGGCCCACTTGTTCTTGACCGATTCACTCGCATCCAGCCGGTCATTGCGGGTTTTGATGGCGGATGAGAGAACACTTGGGATTTTGTTGTCGTCGTC